TAAGAATTGTTTTACCTTTTTCATATGTCTCAACAACAGCCAAATTCAAATTAACTCTATGAACTGTATCTGTGTGAGCAATAAAACAAGGATAATTTTCACTCTCACCTTTGGTAACATAAATATTGCCGTGTTCATCAGTGTAATGGTCATAACCTTTTTCGGTTAGAACTTTTTGAAGGTACTCAATCATCAACTTTTCATTTTGTGAATGTGTCGGTATGGAGAGAACTTCTTTTAAACGATTAAATTTTTCTTCCGTCATTTTCATCTTTACATAATTTTATAAAACAAAAATAAGAAATATTATTGACAATATCAAAAAATTTTATAAAAAATGTCTATTCAAGTATTTATTTTTATAACCTTTACAATTAAGAAATAACTTTTAAGGTTAATTATAAAATAATAAGTGTAATAAAAAAGTTTTAAAATGTCAAAACAACAACCACAAACACAGGAAATTCAATTTCAAGCCCCTTTTGATGTCATACCATTACCTTCAAAAGGTTTGTTATACCCAAATCAAAATGGTAGTATAAAAATAGAATATCTAACAGCCATGGATGAAAACATCCTAACCTCTCAAAATTTAATTAAAAGTGGAAAAGTAATCGATTATCTATTAGAAAGAAAAATTAAAGAATCACCTGTACCTTATGACCAATTATTAATCGGGGATAGAAATGCTATCATGATTTGGTTACGTGCAACAGGTTACGGTGAAATTTATCCAGTTAAATTGACCGACCCAAATAGTGGTGTTGAGTTTGAGTACGATATAGATTTGGGTGAATTGGAAAGTAAAGAATTGCCTGAAGATTTACAACCGGATGAAAGGGGTGAATTTACTTTTGTTTTACCAAAGTCTAAAAAAACAATAAAATTTAAACTTTTAACTGTCGGTGATGAAAAAAGTATTCTTAGTCGTGCAGAAAAATATGAAAAAGCAACTAAATCACAAGTTTCTAATACTTTAACTTATAGATTACAGGCACAAATTAAAGAGATTGATGGTAATCGTGACATCAATTACATTCAACAATTTGTTAATGTAATGCCAGCTTTTGATTCTCTTAAATTTAGAGAATACTCAGACTCTATTGAACCAGGTATTAAAATGTCGGTGGAAGTGGAGGGACCGACAGGTCCATTTCAAGCTCCAGTTACCATCGGACTCAACTTTTTTTGGCCTAACGCTAGAATATAGTTTAGGTTTACGACGTGAGATCTTTTATTTAGTAAAACATATGCGATTTTCATATGAATCCGTAATGTCAATGCCAGTCTGGGAACGTCGTATTTATCTTGATTTATGGCAAAAAGAATTGGAGGAACAGAAACAGGAGTACGATAAAGTAAGATCAAAAAGTAAAAAATAAAAAATGGGGGTTTCGACCTCCATTTTTCTTTTTCATGATATTTATTAAAGAAAAGATTATTAATGAAAATAAAAAAATTAACATCAAAGGAATTAAATGAGGCTTTAAATCCTGTTGTTTTTGATCCTTTAAATAAAGAGTATATTAAAAAATCTTTTTTAATTGAAGCTTCTGCGGAAGAAAGATTGGCAAAAGCACAATCCAGAGCACAAGATGTCAAAGATAGATTACGTAGTTTAGGTGTTTATGATATACCTGGCATACAAGGTATTATGACTTTAGAACAATTAGGGATTGAACCTTTTAAATTTACTTTTGTGTTACAGGACGCAACAGATGTTCAAGGAGAATTTAAATTACCAAAACCAGAACTTTTTAGAGATACATTAACAAGAATTAATACACAACTTACAAATGATTCTAATTTGGTTTTGGATGTTAAAAAGGAAGGTAGTGAAGATGTTTTTACAATCTCTTTTAAGATGTCCGATTTAGAAACCAAATTACCTGGTTCCAAAAAAAATATTAGAGCTATAACTGTAGATTCTAGTGACGGTAAGGGTAAATTTTATAATGTAGAAATCAGTAGAAATCTTTCAAAAGTTGTAGGTCAAGAAACCGAAAAAACAGAAACAGAAGAAAAAACTAAATGTGAAGATTTAAAAATTAATGACGAAATTACATATGAGAAAAAAAATTATATCGTTGTTAACGTAAATAATCAAAATGTGGTTGAAGGTGAGGTTGAAGTTAAATTAAAGGGTGACAAATCTGAGGCTACTATTAAAGTTAAATGTGAGGAAGTAGTTAAAGTTGGTTCAGCTGAAGGTGGTGAAGGAACTGAAGGTGGTGAAAAAGAAGATAAGAAAAAAGTAAATAAAGAAAAAATGATGTCCGACCTGACCAGTTTTTTTCAATTTATTGTTAATAATAAAAAAATATTAAGCACAGGAACTTCTAAACCCTCACCGACAACAACTGATAAAGGTGGAATTAATACTACAATTACTGATAGAGGACAAAAACAAGAAAGTGTTTTTGATGAAATAGAAAAATTACTTTTAGAAGTTGACGGGAATCCTGATGAAGGTACGACAGAAATCCCAACTACAAAAACTGGGGGTCAACCTATTACAGCTAAAATATTAACAAAAAGTATTGAATTAGGTCCAAAAGCTAAAGTTAGAAGAGATGGTGACATATATAATTACGGTGTTGCAACAGGTAAAATACCTGCAACAGGTAATTTTGATTTTAAAAAATGGGACGGAACTTTAAAAGCTTTACCAAAAGAAGGTGCAAATGTGGTTGTCACATTAACAGCAAAAGACCCTAACAAATTTGATACCGAACAAAAGAAAGCTTTTGATGTGGTTAAAAATCTAGTGGGACAAAACGCAAAAATTAGAATAAGTAAAAAAGATACAAATGGCACAATGTTTGTAATTGAGTTTGGTACTAAGGCCTTTATTGGTCAAACATCAGGATTAAATGTCAATTTAAAACAACCTAATGTCGTAATAAATGTTGGCCCGAAATTTGGTGGAGAAGAGATTTTCAAAGAAAATTTTCCGGCAACAATACAGATAGCACCAGTAACACAATAGTTTTATGGTAGATGGAACACCTGACAATTTTGAATCAAATTTAGAGGCCAGAAAAGAACAGTTAAAATTAGATAAACAAATAGCTGATGCTCAAAAGAGTCAAGTTAAAAATATAAGTTCCCTTGCGTCTTATAGTGGTAAAATTCTTGCAAACTATAATGATATTAGGAAGATGAACAATGCTATTAAAGCTAACGAAAAAGAAATTAATAAGTTAGCTAAAAGCACAAGTGAAGAAGACAAAAAAAGATTAGCACAATTAAAAAAGGCAAATGAAGAATTAAGAAAAGAAAAAACCCAGTTACAAGGTATCAACAAATCAATGATGAGTACTGGTGTTGTAATGCGTGGTGTTTTTGGTTCAATAGGTAGTATTTTAGAAAGTGTCCTAGGTCTTATAGTTCAATCAATAACAAGATTCCTTGAATTTGACCAAAAAGCTCGTGATGCTGCCGCTTCTATTGGTTTAGGTGCTTCAGGTATGAATACTATGCGACAGAATGTTCTGGGTGCTAGTATGAATATGCAGAAATACGGTGTTTCCGTTGCAGATGCATTTGAAGCTCAAAAAATATATAGTGAAGAATTAGGTAGAACAGTATTACTAGGTCAAAGTGCCTTAATTAATATGGCCAAAATCGGTAAGGCGACTGGTTTAGGTATGCAAGGTATGGCCCAATTAACTGGGGAAATGGAAGCCTTTGGTTTAGGAGCTAGTCAAGCAAGTGAGTTTATTTGGAACATGTCATCGGAAGCCAGTGCAATGGGATTGAATTCTGGAAAAATCATTAAGAAGTTTCAAGAGAATTTAGGTTTAATGAATAAATTAAACTTTAAAGCAGGTCTTAACGGTTTAAAAGAAATGGCAAAAATGTCTGAGAAATTTAAACTCAGTATGCAATCAGTCGCTGCCGTTGCGGATAAAGTTTTCCGAATTGAGGGTGCGGTAGAGGCTGCTGCTCAATTACAAGTTCTTGGTGGAAGTTTGGCTTCTTTAGGTGACCCATTTCAATTAATGTATAAGGCTAGAAATGCACCTGAAGAGTTAACCAAACAATTAGCAAAAGCCGCATCAGCGTCGGCAGTTTTTAATGCTAAAACAGGTGAATTTGAAGTTAGTGCGTATGAATTAGATAGATTAAAAGAGGCAGCACAAGCTCTTGGTTTAAGTTATGAGGAATTAGCTGGTTCTGCAAAACAAACAGCAAAATTAACAAAAGTTGAAGGTCTTTTAGGTGGTAAATTTGGTGAAGATGATTTGGATTTAATAGCGAGTTTATCAGAATTCACCAAAGGTGGAGGAGCTCAAATAAATTTGGGTGTTGGTAAAGATGGAAAGGCTATGCTAAAAGACCTAAGAAGTCTAAGTGTTTCGGAATTGGCCGCTTTTAAAGAAAGAAGACGAAGTGCTGAAGAAGCGGCACAACAAGCTACTGGAATGAGAGAACAATGGGAAAATTTTGTAAATCAGGTTATGATGTCAACTTGGCCATTATTAGAGGCTTTAATGACCGAACTTAAACCATTGACAGATATGTTAGCAACGACCATGACTGGTTGGATGAAAAATTTAGCTTTTAAAATAAAGGATTGGGGTCAATTTTTAATTGACGGTGCTGTATATTTAAGGGAAAATCTTGGTAATTGGATAAAAGATTTCCAAAAAAACTGGGAACAATGGAATAAAGATATTAAAGCCGTTTTTGCCTATATCGAAAACAATTGGAAACTGATGTTACTTGGTGTAGCTGCCGCTTGGGGAATATTTAATATAGCAAAATGGGTAGCGGCAGGTTTGGCGCAAGGTGGAGCCGCAGGTAAGGTTATATCTGGTCAAATGATAGCCGCTGGAACTGTAGTTGCTGGAGAAATTAGTGCTGCAATGGCTGGTGGTGGTATGGGTGGTGCTATGGGTGGTGCTATGGGTGGTGCATATAAAGGAGGTACAGGTATGGCTATGGGTAAAAATTTAAAACCAAATATCTCTGTATTACAAAAATCTTCACCAATACCCGCTGGACCTCAAACAGTAAAAAACTACACAAGTATTGCAAATACTTTTAATTTGGGTCAATCCGCTACAATATTGGCTGTTGGTGCCGCTTTTATAATGCTTGCAAAAGCTATAGAAATTTTTGCTGATGCAGCTCTTATAGTTAAACAAAATGATTTGGGTGCAACAATGATAGGTTTAACTGTTGGTTTAGGTTTGTTTGTTGCAGCAATGGGGTTATTGGGTATGTCGGGTGTAGGTAAGGCTGCCATACTTGTTATTGATGGTATAGGTTTAGGTTTATTAATGATTGGTGGTGCAGTAGCTGTAGCTTCATTAGGTTTTTCGGTTTTAGTAGATTCTTTCACTAGTATGTTCGCAGTAATAGGACAAAATGGAGCTGGACTATTTCAGGCAGGATTAGGTTTTGGTGCAATGGCCTTGGGTATGGGTCTTTTATCTGGTGCTTTAATTGCACTATCTGGAGCTGCTGTCTTAGGTGTTTTAGGTTTAATAACTTTAAATTCCGTAACCGAATCAATGATTGAGGTTTCTGATTCTTTAGCGGCAGCTGGTGGAGGTGAAAGTGTTACAAAAGCAATCACAGCTATAAATTCTCTTGATGAAAGAAAATTAGATGCTCTAAAAGATTTATCAAACTGGATGGCTTCATTAAACGGACAAACAAAAATTACTTTTGATGATAATCTAAAAGTTAGTGGTGAAATTAAAGTTAAAGGTGAGGGTACCTTATCTGGTATTAAACAAGAATTATTAAGTAGTTCATCATTCTTGTCAGACCTTAAAAATGCTATTGTTAATCGTTCTAACGCGGATAATAACGGTAGAGTGGCTGGAGCCGCTAAGAGACCAGTAGGAGGCTAATAAATAATAGCTAATATATAAGCTTTATTCATAATATTTATATAACCGGAGATCTGCTTTAATATTAGCAATAAATTTTATAAAAGTAAATATTTATTAGAAAAAGATATTTTAAATGTCAGTAAACCCTTTTAACTACAATATAGATTATTTTGATAGTCTTAATTTTGGACCAATAAGTGACAGTCAATTTCTAACTTATTTATATAGTCATAATTTACAAAATATTGACCCAGCAATTGCTAACACATTAGGAATTACTACACCTTCACAAGGTGGTTTAGGAGTAGAGTACGATGTTTCACAATCACAATTTAATGTTATAGATGTACCAGATTTATCTACCGTAGCTAATACACCTTCACAAACTAATAACTTCACAAATCCTTTTGGTACCAATATAGGTAGTAATTTACAAAATATTGATCCAAATGTAAGTAACACTATAGGTTCAAGTAGTCCGTCACAAGCTGGTCAAGGACAAGATGCTGCAAATTTATTTAATCCAAACGTAACAGTCGTTAATTTACCTGATTTAACTTATTTAGCTAACAATCCAGATTTTTTAAATGATTTTACACAACCTTTAAATAACAATTTAGGTTTAAACCCACCAAATGTTGATCCAGCAATTTTAAATGCAGGATTTGATGATTCAGATAAAGGTACAGATGCTGCAGTTTTTGTTAGCCAACCACCAACACAATTACAAAATTTTCCTGATGTTACAGTAGTTTCAAATACTCCCTCAGAGATTAATGATTTTACACAACCTTTAGATGATAATTTAACAAGAAATCCTTCTTTTAATGATTTAACTACTTGGTACCCTAACTATGCTACCATATTTCAAAATGAGAATAATACATATAAATCTCAATATGGAATACCTGCAACTTTAACTTTAGGTTTTGCTGGTAGTATTGATAATTGGTTTCAAGATGGTTTACCAGTCGATGGTTCAACACAACTTATAGAAAACGAGAAAAAACAAAATAAATACGGTCCTAAAGATTTGATTTCTTATGATTCTGTAATACAAGAAATCATGATTAAAGCCAACACTGGCTTAATTGAATATAATTTAGGTGTACAGGGTGATCTTAGGGATGAATTATTAAACCGTACTTTAGGTGTTGGTGTTGTTCCTTTTAGTACCGAAGGTTCAGGTATAAACTATTTACCAGACGGTCAAAATATATCGGAATTAGATAAAATAGCTCGTCAAAGAAGAGGTATAGAATTAAAAGAAAGAATCAGAATAAATTCTATAGATCAAACTGTTGGAATTATTAACACTAGTCCTTTTAGTTTGTTTGCTGGTGGTGCCTTTGTTCTTTCCGATTTTAAAATAACTAGAGCAGCTAACATTGCTTTAAACGCTTTAGATACTTTTGGGGATGTTGCTGGATTTAGTATCCCAGTTAGTTATTTACAAGATTACGATTTTAATATCAGTATTTTTAATAAAGACGGAACCTTAAGTAATCAAGCTGTACCTACTAATATTAATGAGGTAGACATCAAAGCTGGATTATTAGATAGAACTGGTAATGCAACTAGAAGTCTTATTTTTGATGCAATTAACACAAATAAATTAGGACCTAATTTAGAAGGTAGTTACGAAAAATTTAACAAAGGTACTGATTTAAATAAAACAGAAATTACACCACTAGAAGATGTAAAAGAAGATCAATATGGTGGTTTTTTTGGTACGAGTGAGGCTTTTAATTCAGTTGGTGTTCCTTTTTCAGAAAAAAGTAATTTTGGCGGTGGTGATGTTGGATTTATATACGATAGTAGTAAAATAAATACTAAATATTTAGGTACATCAACAGAAAGAGAAATACCTGTATTACAAAGAGGTACTATCGATGAAAATGTTGATTGGCGAGTTAGAAGTAATAATCCATTTAAAAAAGGTATTTTATCATTTACACAAAATTTAGTAAATAAATCTAAAAGGGGAGATGCGGCAAATTATATAGGTTATTTTAACTCAGCGGAAGCCTTTAATGGTAAATCAGATTATTCCCAAAGAATAGATACAGATATTTTAGGGCATTCAACAGGTGTTAAAAAACCCGATGAATCTCCTTACAGGTCTTCAATGGGTAACACCGCTAGAAATTACAATTTCCAAGACGGAACTGGAGGTGAATATTTCACACGTTCTTGGTCTTCACGTAGAAAATACAGTCAATGGAAAGATTTGGTTAGAAGTAGTGGTAATTGGTGGCGTGGTCAGGAAAACAATCAGAATATGACCATGAACTGGAATGAAGATAGAACTGGAATGCCAAAAATTGCTTTTGAGAAAGAAGACTTACTTAGAGCAGTCATAAATCAAAATTCAGTAAAAGGAGCTGCAATACCGTATATGTTTTCAATTGAAAATTTGGCATGGAAAGATGCTCCACAAACACTTTATCTACCACAATGTGAAATAGGACCAAATGGTGGAAGAATCATGTGGTTTCCACCTTATGATATTAATTTTTCTGAATCTGTAACCGTTAATTGGGAAGCAACACAGTTTATTGGTAGAGGTGAAAATGTTTATACATATAATAATACTGAAAGAAGTGGTACTTTAGATTTTACCATAATAGTAGACCACCCTTCAGTTTTAAATGAATTAAGGGATAATCTTAAAAATAATATAAATAACCCTGATGGACCTTTGCATTCATTTTTTGCTGGTACTGATAATGAAACTTTAAAAGAAATTTTTGCTGATTATTTACCAACAAGAAATGAAGCTTTTGCTGAAACTGAAAGATTAAGAGATAAGTGGTTACAAGAACAAATTGTACCTTTGCAAGGTTTACTTAACACAGTGGGAACAAATTTACCGGGAAACTCTTTGTTTTCTGGAATAACATCGGTTTCTTTTTTAGAACAAACAGTAACTGCTTCGACTACAACAACTTATAATTGTCCTGATGGGTATACATACGATGCGGGTATTAATCTTTGTACTAAAACAACAGGTGGTACAAATGTTTTTATCGGACCATGCCAACCTGGGATTACTGGAACATCACAATTTAATTTGGTTTGCCCAGATAGTTACACACCACTTATAGATTTATTTCCTACTGGTTCTATTACAAGATGTGATATTAGATGTGGTTTAAATGTACCTTCAGGTAGTACTCTTTCTGCTACTGTAAATTGTTCAGACCCTACTTACACACTTTCCGCAAATACCACAACTTGTTACAAATACACTGGTGGTACCTATTCTTTTACACCTGTGACTTATAGTTGTCCTTCAGGATATGTATTTGATCCATTTTTTCCTCTTTCTGCCGCTTGTTATAGTACACTTGCTGGTGTTACTATAAGAAGTGGGGCAACAATTGTTTGTAGTTCAGGTTACCAACTTTCTGCTAATACAACAACTTGTTTTAAAATAACAGGAGAAACAACAATTTTTTCGGCCGCAACTGTTACTTGCCCAACTTATTATACATTATCCGCGGGCACAACAACTTGTTATAATGAATATCAATTAGCCTTTAGAAAGAATGGTACTCCAGAACCACTACCGGGTTTTTTAGTTTCCGCAACAACAAATTGTTTTACTGGTTCTACTGAATTAGATTTAGCTTTTAACCCACCTAGCTGGTTTATTTACGACCCAAACCCATTTGAATCTTGTCGACATGTAGGTTATAAAATAACAGGTGAAACAACACTTACAGAAAGTGCGACAGCCATAACAATAGTAAATAGTGGTGTCACAAGTTCAAAAATTGTAAAATACGATAGAGCAGTATACACAGAAATACCAAAAGAAATAAAAATTTATTTTGATGACGGTATTTCTGATATGAATCAAAATTTAACATACGAAATAACACACAATTTAGATGGAACACCCAGTTCCGTAGGTATATCACCAACTAGTTGGAAATCTTTTTATAGTCCTAGTTGTTTATCAGGATATAAGTACATGAACATGGTTCAAGATAAACCAATTTCCGAATGGTTAGATACTATAGCTAAATTTCTTGTTACAGAAGATGGTAAAAATTATAAAATAAAAATAGAAGCTTCTGCAGGTAAATATGAAAAAAAATCTGGTGATTTTGGACCCATAGGTTACTTAGGTTTTGAAGTTGATTTTCTACGTGAAAATGGTCAAAATATAAGTCCTTGGCCAAACCAAATCGGTACTGGACAACTTCCATATTGGAATCCTTCTGAATTAGTTAAAAATAGGGTTTTATCAATGAAACAATATTTATTAGGAAAACTAGCAGCCAAAGAAGAACTCCAAGGAGGACCACCAAAGCTTAATGGAGACCCTAATTATATTAATTACCCTGTAGAAACTACTTTAGCTGACAGTAAAGAAAGGTGGGATTTAGATTTTAATTACGGTATTACCAATAGAAATCAACCACGTCCTTTTAATTTTATAAACAATGGTACAGTTTCAGGTACACCTTTATTTAGGGTTTATTACACCGATTCTTCTCAAATGGGTTATGTTAGTACTTTAGGTGTTTACGATAGTAGTGCACCAACAGAACCTAATAACCCGTGTAGTGTTAAAAACTACATTAATAATACCACTGGTGATGTTAATATTTTAAGTAATTCTAGAACACAAAAAGAATTAAGGTATGTAAAAATAACTTTAATACCATCTACAGCTTTACAAGCCGACCTATTATCAGAACAAATAGGTGAAGAAAATAAAAAATTTAGTGAAATAGTTGCAGAATCTTTACAGAAATTTTTCATAACTGAATGTGACTATTTTGAATCAATGAAAAGGGAACAACCTTTTGTTTATGAGTCACTAAAAGAAAAAATTAAATATTTTCATCCCGCTTTCCATTCAATTACCCCAGAAGGGTTGAATAGTAGATTAACTTTCTTACATCAGTGTACAAGACAAGGACCACAATTATTGGCAGACGACGTTCCTTCAAATATGGTTTTTGGTAGACCCCCAGTTTGTATTTTACGTATTGGTGATTTTTATAACACTAAAATAGTTATTGAAAGTGTTAATATAACTTATGACCCTTTACAATGGGATTTAAATCCAGAAGGTATTGGAGTTCAGCCAATGTTGGCAAAAGTTAGTATGGGCTTTAAATTTATTGGTGGTAGTTCATTAGGTGGACCAATTAAACAATTACAAAATGCTGTTTCTTATAATTTCTACGCAAATACAGGTGTTTATAGACCAGCGGTTCAAGTACAACTAGACGAAGCTATAACAACAAGACAAGATTTAATATACGGTGCTTTATTATCACCAGAACAAACATTCGGTGATTTAACCGTTGGTTATAGTGTTATACAACAAAATGCTGTACCAACGGTTAATACAACCAATCAGTTAACGTTAACAAATCAAAGTCAAACTTTAACTGATGTGATAAACGCTTCAAATCAAGGTGATCCACCACCTAGTTCACAACCAGATGTTACCGTATCAGATAACGGTCAAGTTACTATTAGTACTGAATTACCACCTGGTACACCAACTTTACCACCACCAGTTGTAACCTCTACGTCTCAAATACCACCAGCTGCAACACCTACACCTACACAAGCAACCACTCAAACAGATGAAGGTAAAGGTTTCTTCGGTAGACTTTTTAGGAAAAAAGAAAAAAATGAAGAACAAAAAGACACAGTAAGTCTTCCTACAGCACCTGGAGATAATGGACAACCTGAACCAGAAATACAAAACGCTACAGAATTACTGACTCCTATTACAGATTCAAGGGTCACCATTAAATTATTGGATATGAATGCAGATAGTGTTAATGTTTCTAATCCAGATTGGGGTAAAATTATACAAAATAAAGATTTAATAACATATGTCAGTATTCTTAGACCAAACGGAAAATACATTATTTTACAAATAACAGATACTAGATTTAATACTAGTGAACCAATAGCAGGGAATTTTGACCGTGATCCAAACCCAATAGTATTAGGAATTGGACCGACACTTATTTACCCAACGCCAGGTGATACTACAATGGTTAAAGCTTTTGAAATATTTAATTGTCTCCCAGATGATTTTTCAAAATGTACTGATCGAAATTTTGATCTTAGTGATGAAGTGAATTTTAAAAAACTTGGTCTTCGTTCAGAATGGGGTTTTGTTATACCTAAATTATTACGAACTCAAGAAACACTTAATTTAGAAGGTAAAGGTGTCATGAGTTTCAATTATTATACAAGCGGATTTAATCCTGAAAAATTCCCAAATAACGATACAATGTTACCTTTTTATGACGGAGATTTAACAGGTGGTGACGCATTTCAAAAAGTAAAAGCTCCAGCATATTGGTTTGGTAACGGTAATTTTAATCTTGTCATATATTATCTACCAGGGAGAAACATTAAAATCGGGAAAAAGTACGAAAATTATATAATAGAATTGGAAATTAAGTTACAATTACAACCAACTGGGGTACCGTGATAAATTTAAAACACTTAAATAATATTAATTTTTTTTTAAAATACAAAAAATGGCAAGGTCATATTACGATAGATATCAAAACTTCAGATTCAATAATCAAGTTAAAGTTTTACCCTTTATAAAAATACCAACTTTTCCGAATGATATTTTGGTTGAGTATACTGAAAGAACTAGACTTGACATTTTATCAAACAACTATTATGGATCACCATATTATGGTTGGCTAATTATGCAAGCAAATCCAATTTACGGTGGTTTAGAATTTGATATCCCTGAAGGTACAACAATTCGTATACCTTATCCACTTACTTCGGCTTTACAAGCATATCAAAGAGCAATTACTAATTATAACGTTTTGTATAATATTAATAGTTAATGTCTTATACCCCCACAGAATATAACCCAATCATTTTAAAAAACGAAGGTTCAACTGTTGCATCACAAAAAGGTTCTAACGCCTACACTTTAATAGACCCGAATCCTGGTATGGAAGGTGTACCACTAGAGGATTTATTTATTTTTGTTGATTTAAAAGCTAGAACCAGAAATAGAACTTTGATTACTGCAACACCTGATAAAACGTATAATCTTACAGTATTACAAGGTACGGTAGTTTCTGTTGGTGCAGGTAATCAAGAGAATAGTGTAAGTTCTGAACAATTATTTAACGGATTAACTACAGACTGGACTCAGATAGGCGGTATTGGTAGTATAAAAGCAATTGGTGCTGGTGAAGGTTATGACCCACAAGGGTTTGCTATAACTAATATTGACATTGCAATAAAAAGTCAGGCAGCACCTATGATTACAATTGATTTTATCGATGTTCGTGGGGCAACACTTTTTGAACAAGGTTCTTGTTCACCATACGGTTTCTTTTTCCAACTACCATATCCTATTTTTGAATTGACAGTTAAAGGTTACTATGGGAAAGCTGTTACTTACTATTTAAATTTAGTGAAATTTAATGCTAAATTTAATTCTGATACAGGAAATTTTGAATGTAAAGCAGAATTTGTTGGTTATTCTTTTGCCTTTTTATCGGATATTTTAATGGGCTATATCATGGCAGCACCGTTTTTAGATCAAATTGCTGGAGGAAGATATAACTTTGCCATGAAACTAAAAAAAGTATACCAAGATACAATTGATTTTTATAAAAATAATATAGAGTCTGTTGGTAATATTGGTGCTGTCGAAATGAATATAGATACCTTTTGTCCTGACGGCAAATGTATTAATATTTTTACTTTAATTAAGAGTTTAAAAACATTTTTAGATAAAGCAAGTCGTGGTTTATTGGGAGCAATAGCTAATCCTAACTATGAAGAAGCACAATCTTTAACATTTTTATTAGATTTTTATTTAAGATATAGAAATTTAGTTGAAAAAGCAGTAAAAGAATTAGGTTCAACTTACACAGTAGAAAAAACTTCATTAAAAAGTGGTAGTATCAATGGTGAAAGACCCTTAAAAATAGTTTTTGGTAAAGATTCATTAGGTAGTGCAATAATGACCAGTCAAGTAGCATCTGGTGGAAAATTGTATGAAATTTTTAATAGAAACGGTGGTACTTTTTTATCAGCAATAAAAGAAGTTTTAAAACAAGCCGATAAATATACAAAAATAACAGGAGGTGGTGTACCAAAAGCTACTTTTACACTACAGTCAAGTAATCCTGCGACAGTAATAAACCCAACGGTCCCCTCTTCAGGATACCCTATTTTTGACGTACCTGAATTAACAAATGAACCTTGGTTTGCCGGCGGTACTGCGGGAAATACAAATTCTTTCTCATCATTAGGTTATGTTTCATCAGATAAGACTACAAATAACTATTATATTGATTTTGGTTATATTTTAGAAAATATAGATAATGATATAAATATAATAAGACGAACAATAGATTTAACAACTGATGCCGCTAGTGACATAAGTGAAGCAAAAATTGTAAAAGAATTAAAGTTTTCACCTACAATTAGGAGTGTTTTCACAATTTTATTAGCAAATACTCAAGCTTTCATGGAGATTTTAAAAGAAGTTTCCACTAAAGCTGAAAAGTACCATTTAGCAGAAGATTTAAATAAATATACTTCAGATACCAATGTTGGTGCAAAAGTAGAGAGTACTGATATACAAGCTTCCCAGACAAGTAACAAAAAAGTTTATTCTTGGCCAACATATAGTGTTATTGAAGGTAGTTCAATTGGTACTGGTGAAATTGAAAAATATCCAGGAATTAATCCAGATTTTTATGAAAAAGGAAAGCCAGATAAAAGTTGGCCGGAACTTATTTTTGTTGAAGATTTCTTAAACGCTTTCATTAAATACCAAAAAGCAATTGAAGCTCTATTTAACCCATCTCCACCACCTGGTGCCGGCACTCCAACATACGATAATTACATTCCTATAAATCCACTTGAATCCCAATATTGGGTAAAGGATAAACCAAATGGTTGGTCTAATAGAAATACTAATAGAAATACTGTTTTAAAAACAATAGGTGATAGACTTTTTGTTGCCTTGGATCATACAATAATGAATCCAATGAGAATAACTAGAGATGCCATGTTCTCAAGAAGACCAATAAATATTGCAAAATTTTCTGAATCTTACGCAAGTACAGCCGCAAAAATAGACGCTTTTAATCTTTTAAATTCAACCAATAATAAAAGTCAGTTAGATAGTTGGATAACCGATAGTACTGCCACTGTTTTTATACAATCTGTAATTGATCAATTAAAAAATGTTAGTTCTTTCGGTAATCAAGCAGACGCTACTTTTCCTTATGTAACAAAGGCTATAAATTTAACCAAAATATATACAGATGGTTATACTCTCTCTTCAAAAAATAAACTCACATCTTCCGGTAAAGTTTATGATACAGAAATAGACAGTGATGAAGAGTATTATGTTTTTAAACCAAAGGATGGATTTATAAATTTCAGACTAAGTGTACCAATTAAAATTTTTCCCAATCCTTTTAAAATGGATAAGGGTAAATATTTACTAAAAATAGTTAAACCAGCTGATATCACGACTAATAACATACGTGACATCGTGTTATCAAATCAAACGATTAAAGATTTTGTTAATGGTGAATATACAAACAGTGTGAAAGCTTTTAATTTAGGATTCGGTAATCCTATATATAAAGACGCTATGGGTTTGGATATTAATAATTTAGTAAAAATTGGTGGCAGTCAAAATTCACCTGATTTTAACGGTGAAATACTATACTCAACTTTAGGTAAATATTCACCTGTTGATGGGGCAAAGACTTCATCGTCTATGGGTAGTGAACTCAGTAACGCTGGTTTTTTATCTTTTTGGCTTTATGATAAATATGATACTAATAACAATAATGTTGTTGGTATAGACATTATTTTCAGACAAAAGAGAAATATTACAACCAACCCAGTGACTGCCTCTTATGATTTAGAAGATGTAAAAGGTAAAATTTTCGCAAAAAATCATTTTTACGCACCGTTAATAGCAACACCACTTTGGTTAGATAATGTTAATAATTTTAGATCTCTAGCTACAGGTAGTTTAATCTATGACGAACCAACACAATTTAAAAACTTAGCTTATCTTTTTTTAAACAGTTTTAAACCAACACCACTTACAGTTAGATTAATATCAGGTGATGGTAGAATGTCACAAGCTTACGATTCTGCTGGTAATAAATTCCCACTTTCTAAATACTCTCAACCCGATCCTAACCTCCCTCTTAATTTTAAATTAAAAACTTATGGAGGACCTGAGTCTAAACTAGTTGTTGACACCGATAGAGGTTCAATGCCTTGGGCTTCAACTGCTTTTCAAAATATAGCAGCAATAAATGAAATACCTAAATTTTGGGTTTTAGCATTTGGATCTCAATTATGGCGTTGGCGAGAATTTACAGGGTCAGCAAAAGGTGCTAAATGGAGAAAAACAATTCTTTGTTTTAATTGTGACTTAAACAAACCACAAGTTCAAATTAACGGTTATGACCCATTAGTTCAACCAACATTTGACTTAAGTTCAGCTCCAGGTTCTAGAAAGTCCTATAACCCTGCAGGTAATAGATGGAACGTTAAAAATTATATAGATGGGGTTTACGGTACATACAACGCTATAGATTTTACTAAAACACCAAAATCAGTATTTAGCCCCCAAAGTTATTCTGATGCTTTAAAAGATGGATCAAGACCTAGTGTATCAGCTCAGGGTGGTACTGCTGGTGGTTTTACAATAGAAAACGGTATTTCAGTAGGTACCCCAGATTTAGTTGGTGCTTTTTATTATTTTGGTGGAACTGGTAGGTATAATAGTAATATCCCAGGTACAAGTTCAACTTATCTTGGTAAATTATCACCATGGACTGAACTTTTAGGTTATAGTTTTTCAGACCTCATAAAGAAAGATCAATTTTCTTGGCCACAAGCTTATATAGCACCACATCATATACCATATATATCACCCGATATTACAGGAGCTTTAGCTTTAGATTCCCCTGTTAAAAATTTATCAACAGGAAAAGGTGCTAGTTTTACTCTTTTAATGGAAAATTCTTTTCTAGGAGGCTTAGATTACCAAACAATACAACCTGTTAGAGCTACCACAAAAATAGTTGGTGGAGGTAATAGAGGTTATGCTCTATCACCTTATGTTGACATAGATTCAGCAGATAATACTTTATTTAATAAATACCCAGAAAGAAGTAGGCAAGCAGATGGTAGTTTAGGTATGATAATGCAATATTTACCAGATGCTGTAAAAGACATATTTGTTGAGGAGTTTGAAAAGTTTGCAACTTCACAAGAATGGAAAGATATGTTAAAAAAAATAGACCCACTTAATTTCGGGCCAAACCCACCTACTATAGCTGATAATCAATTAATTGGTAGTGGTAAATATGTGTATAAAAAAGGTTCAGGCAGTCCCGCTGCTTTAACTAAAATTAATGCAGAAGATAGAGTTGTATTGGTTCTTGATGCAGGTGAAGTTGAACCTTTATTTAAAGAAATTTGGTATGTTTGTAACTCCACACCTAAAATTTGGTACGGCTACCAAGACGAAAGTGAAATGCCTAAACCCGATAGTGACCCTTTTTCTTCAAATAGTTTTATCGCTGAAGACCCTAATGAAGATGGTTTTATTGTTAGAAAAAGTGATTTTGAAAGATATTTAACAACTTTTTATGATACCTATAAAGCTAATTTACAAAAAAGAAAAGATGAACTTACACCACCAGGTGGCGGTGGAGGTGGTGGTGGAGGCGGTGTAGATCCGGCAAAAGATAATGATTTAAAATTAGCAATGTATAGAACTTTTAAATCATTGAGTGAGAAATGGCTTCAAAGAACAACAGGTGATGGAGAATTGTTTTTTAATATTGGCGGTGCTAGTTCAGTTTACTGTAAAAAAAATGGTCCAGTTGTTGATAAAAAACAAAGAACTTTAGCTAGTTATTTTGTTTACGTTAATCGTGTTTGGGGTGATATCGGTAATCAATCAGTTATTGATATTCGAAGATTAGATGAAATTAAAGATAATAACAGATTATCTCTTTATCAGATCATAAGTGATATCTTATCTGAAAATGAGTACTTGTTTTTTGGTTTACCAACATATATTAATTTTACAGGAAATGGTTTAGATGTGGAGGATACAAAAGATATTTTCAGACCAGTTCTTAATCTTGACGATGCAGGTTGTGGACCTCTTTTTGTTTGTATGTATGTTGGTGGAGCTTCCAGAAAATTAAATCTACAAATAGGTGAAACCAATTGTAAAATTGATAACGACGAACTCAAAACAGTGTTAAACAACGTTAGAGATGATAGTTTTAGTTTAGAAGACATACAACAACCAAATGATATTGCATCTGGTGGTTTTACTGCTTTTAAAGTTTTATATGGTAAACAAAATCAAAATCACTTTAGAAATATACAACTAGACCAAACAGAATTTACGGAAACTGCCGAATCACTTGCAGTTTTAGATAGGTTAGCAGAAAGTCAAGGAACAACAACAACCTCAAAAGGGCAAAATCTTAATAGTGCATACTTAACACGTTCTTATAGTTGTAGTATTGAAACAATGGGTAATATGATGATTCAACCCATGATGTATTTTGATTTACAAGGTATACCTATGTTTAGTGGGGCTTATATCATAACAGATGTTACACATAATATTAAACCTAATAGTATAACAACCAATTTTAAGGGTGTTAGACAACCAAGAACTGTAGTACCAATTGTAACTAGTGTTTCAGTTGCGTTAGGTTTGACACCACCAACTGGTGGTGGAGTCGGTTTAACAGTTTCACTTGGTTCACTTAGTGCATCAACAGGACCTAAAAGTTGTGGGGCTAATAACAATTACTCTATTTTAACTAATACAACAAATATTACAACAAGAGCACCACAAAAACCACTAAGTGGATTCTCACCGGTAGTAATAACACCCCCAAAAATACCTTTATTTAATCAACCCGCAGGTTCTGGACCAGCAAATTGTAAAGGTTTCGCATCATTCTCATACGGTCCAACTGGTTGTAATAACCCAGGCAATCTTAGAGGTGGTTATGGCGCTATTATGACATTAGCATCATTTGACCCTAAAGCTCCTGGTTTCTATGCGGTTTATGATGATATCATTTGGGGTGTACAAGCGGCATTACAATTACAAAGAAGTGTTATAAATAATAAAAAAGGCGTTGCAGATGGTTTTACCGGACCAAGAAACACTTTAATGACGTTTTTAATGATTTACGCCACACCAAATACGGACTGTACAAATCATTACATAAATAGTGTCGGTAAAAATATTCAAAAAGTAGTGCCGACTTTTACTTGGACAACATTACAAAACATTAATGATAAATTAGTTACAGACGGACAACAACCTGAGTGGAGTCCGACAGCACCATATGGTGAAAGATATCAAATATTAAGAGATGCCGCAATAAAAGACGGTTCAGGTAATGTAAATACTAGATTTATACCTGGAGACATAAATGCAGGTTACGGTGGTAATGAATTATTTTCTTATTATAGGGATTTTGATGTTAGTTCAGGTAATAACCCTACGGCCACAGATTTCGTTAGAGCAATTACTGCGGCTATTTTTCAAAAAGAATTTGGTGGTGGTTTTATTGCTAATTCATTTACAGGCCCACAACTTTATGCATTATGGGAAGGTGAATATAAAGGAAATCCAACAACTGACTTACCAAGTTTTAATGATAATGCTACAGACCCCACTAATCAAAATTATATAATTGCTTGGTCTTTAAAAAATTATAGTTATGGATTTGGTTCGGTCCCTCAATTTAATGTGTGGAAAAATAATTTTTGTTCTGGTAATGATGCATTTAAATGTGGTGGATAATTATTTTTCTTTATCCCCTATTCCCACAGTAAGGGCCTAAACCACTTTTGATGGATTCAGGTGTGGTTAATTTTTTACCACACTTTCCACATTTTCCTGCGTGATAAACTTTTACGGTTGGATAGTTTCCATCATTACCAATGAAGTGGTTAAAAAACCAAGTTACAACTTTTGATGAAAGGGCATCACCACTAACACGACTTTTTTCAGAACGACGATATATTTTGTTTTTGTTGTTAAAAAAAGAACCCAAAAAAGTATAAGCAGAATTGTTATCTTGACCTGTTAAAACAGAAACAAAGAAAACATCAGAGGTAACATCTTTTTTCCCAAAAGCAGCATTTCTAACCCTAAAAGTAAAACGGTTTCCAGTTGTTTCATTGACAACGGTAAAAGTTGCGTTACCAGCAAAAATGAAGTTTTGAATGTTTTCATTTTTTAATTGGTGGGTGGTTTCTTTTTCCATTTTTATTTCTTATCTTTTGATATAACAAAGATAAAAAATATTTTTGAATCTGCAATGATTTTTGTCGGCAATATTGTATCTAATGATGAATTAACATCAATCCCAAATAATTTTAATCTTTTTTCTTTTGAGGATTGGGAACCAAATGATTTGCCGACTTTATTTATTGGTTGGGAAGAAACCAAGAAAAAATTACCAAATGCTTCTATTTTAAATAAAAAAATTAATAATAATCTTTATTGGACTTTTTCGATTCCAGAAAAAAGAAATATTTTTGAATCTGATATTAAAAGTTTTATAAAAAAATCATATGATGATTTTGTTAAAAATATCCCGTTTTATGTTCTTGATCCTTTAATTTTGAACATAAAAACAACTGATGAATTATTAGAGAAATTAAAAACTTTTGCTAAAAGCTTTACATATTTATATGGTGATGGCATGGTGTATATTTATCACAATGCCAAAATAATTGCGATTGATTTGAATTTGTTAAAATTCATTTCTTTTAATAGTCAAGAAGTGTTAAAATATCTAAGGGAAGAAAGCAATTTTTTTGAAAACAAAGAAAAAGAATTTAAATCCGAATTAAAATATTTTGACATCAAATATATACCATATCTGATATATAAAGATGCAACAAAAAACTCTACTACTAGCGTCCTTCATTGAAGAATCCGAAATCCCAAACTTTTTAAATAGACTTAATAAAAAATTTAATATTAAAAAAGAACATGTTTTCTTTTTTAAAACTGAAAAGGGGGATGTCTTTTTAACTTATAAAATTTATGTTGATGCCGAAAAACGAATAAATTTTAAAAAAGAATTACCGAGGACAATCCAAATACATAAAAAAGGGGATACTTTTTTTACCATTAATGCCTTAAATAAATTAATTGAAAATAAAAGTGGACTTCATGGAAATATTAACCACAAAGAATTTTCTATTGATTGGCAAGAATTTAAAGATAAAATCATTTTAATAAAAGATAATATCTTGGAAATAATAACCATTACCAGATTTTTCCTGAAAGACTGATATTTATATAAAAAATACTTTTATGTTAACAGGAAACAACAACAACAAAAAAGAAAAAGAAATTAATAGTAAATTAGATGCTTTTCTAAAACAAAATAAGGGTGAAGAATGTCTTGACCAAGAATGTCAAATGAAAACCCCTGAAGAAATTGTTAAAAGAGAACACAAAAAAATAATTACCAACGACGGTAGACAATTATTAAGTGAATATACAATTTAATTATGGCAAACTTAAACGAAGATTTAAAAAGATATAAACAATTATTGGGTTACGATCCAAAAATTGGTGGTGAATCTATAAATGAAAAAAGATATCACAGTTATGCTGCTGACCCTGAAATGTTACAAGAACAGGACCCAGAAGAAGGTGAAGAAGCTCCTGCAGCTGAAGAAGGTACAGAGGAAGGTGGAGAAGAAAACACTGATTTTGATTTTGGTGCTGAAGAGGGAACAGAGGAAGGTGGTGAAGAAGGCGGAGAAGAAGGTGATGAGTTTGGCACCGCAGATGAGTTTAGTGCAGCCGACGAAATTGAAGATGAAGAAGGTGGTGACGAAGAAACTGAAGAAATTGATGTTACTGATATTGTTAAGAGAGCTGACGATGCCAAGGGTTACGCTGAAAAAGCAGTAAACGCGGCAGAACAAGGTAAGAATATGATCCAAGACTTAATGGTAAAATTTGACGCTTTACAGAACTCTCTATCAAAAATTGATACTGTTGCAAATGAGTTAAATGTCATTAAGGCAGATATACAATCACAAAAACCAAAAGAAAAGTTAGAATTACGTTCTTTGGACTCTTATCCTTTTAATGTTAAACTAACTGATTATTGGGATGATGAAAAGTTAAAAGACAATTACGAAATAACTTCTAGAAAACCTGACGGTAAAAGTTCAGATGGTGATGTTAAAGTTTGGAAGTTAAACCCAGATGAAGTTAAAGATTATAGTTCAACAGATGTTAAAAAATCTTTTGTTCCTGAATCAAAACAAAAAAGAAGAAAAATTTAATTATAAAAATTAAAAGTAAAGAAGGGGGTTCAACCCCCTTTTTTTATTGACAATAAATTATTTTGACTTATACTTGTAATAAGTAATTTAATGTTTAACAATTTAAAAAAAGTATTATGAGCAATGTATTAGATGCCATCATGAATCAGTACGAAAAAAATAAAAGTACTTCAGGTGGTAAAACATTCGAGGAAAAAGATTTTTCCAAGTACTTTAATCCGCGTCTTGAAGAAGGGGAAAAAACAGGCGAAATGACAATTCGTTTAATGCCTTCTAAAGCAAAAGGTGGTTCACCTTTTGAAGAAGGTTACTTTCATGTGATGCAGGTTAACGGACAATGGAGAAAACTTTATTGTAGAGAACACAATGACGGTGAAACTTGTCCATTGTGTGAAGTAGAAAAGGCTTTAAAAGCTACTGGTAGTGAAGAAGACAAAAAACTTGCCAAAGCTTACAAAGCTTCTAAATTCTATATGGCTCGTGTTATTGACCGAGCAAAAGAAGAAGATGGTATTAAGATTTGGCGTTTTCGTCACAATTTTAAAGGTGAAGGTGAACTAGATAAAATGATTCCACTTTTCACTAAAAAAGGTGATCTTTCCGACCCAAGAGAAGGACGTGATTTGGTTATCATGTTAGGTCGTGGTGATAAGAATAGTACTAAAATTACTTCTATCATGGCAGAAGACCCTTCTATGTTGACAACCGATAAAACCAAAGCAAATCTTTGGGTAAAAGATGAAACTACTTGGAAAACGGTTTATAAAGCATCACCGATAGATTACCTTGAAATTATTGCAAATGGTGAAAATCCTGTTTGGGATAAGAAATTGGAGAAGTTTGTTGCAAAAGGTGAAGAAACTGCCAAAAAAGAAACAGGGACAACCAGTACCAAATATACAGCTCCAGTGGTTGACGAAGATGCTGATATGGGTAACGATGATGAAATGCCATTTTAATATTTAAGTTATGTCAGAAAAAACAGAAAAAAAGAAATCTATTGGTAAAAAAGAGTTTTCATTGGACGCTTTGAAAAATAAGTTCAGTGTTAAAACCAAATATAAAGAAACCCAATATTTTGATTGTGGAGAAGCTTTTCATAAAGCTTGTGGTCTTCCAGGACCTGTGACTTGTGGGATTTCAATGTTTTTAGGGCATAGTAACTCTTCTAAAACAACTGCTTTAATTAAAGCCGCTGCTGACGCACAGAAAAAAGGACATCTTCCTGTTTTTATTATTACCGAAAGAAAATGGTCTTTTGACCACGCAAAAGAATTAGGTTTTCAGTGTGAAAAAAATGCTGAAGGAGAATGGGAAGGTTTTTTCTTTTTCCGTGATGACTTTGATTATATTGAAGAAATCACCGACTATATGAATGAACTTCTGAATCTTCAAGAAAAAGGAGAACTACCACATAGTTTAGCTTTCTTCTGGGATTCAGTTGGTTCTGTACCTTGTAAAATGACCTTTGAAGGTAAAGGTGGTAAAATGCATAACGCATCTGCTTTGGCTGATAAAATTGGTTTAGGTATCAGTGGTCGTATTTCAAAATCTAAAAAAGAAGATTATCCGTATGAAAACAGTTTGGTTATTGTAAACCAACCTTGGGTTGACTTACCAGATAATCCTTTTGGACAACCAGAGATTAAAGCAAAAGGTGGTGAGGCTATTTGGTTAGCATCTACTTTGGTTTTCTTGTTCGGTAACCAAAAGAAATCAGGTATCTCACATATCATGGCAACCAAAGATAAAAGAAAAGTTGGTTTTGGTATTAGAACTAAAATATCAGTTCTTAAAAACCACGTCAATGGTTTGGGTTACAAAGATGGTAAGATAATCGCTGTACCACACGGTTATATCGAAGATACACCTGAAGCTGTTGAACAATACAAAAAACAGTACTCTGATTTTTGGAAAGAAAAGTTAGGTATTTCAGGTGGTTCAGATTTTGCTCTAGAAGAAGAGGAAGCAAATGATTTCCAAATATTTGGTGAAATAGAATAATGAAAATAGATTGGTCCAAATATCAAGAAGTAATTTCTAATATGCGTTCAACTGAAATGGAGCATATCATTCATGATATGATTAAAGATTATCTTCATGATCATTATTCAGGGAACATTATTAAAGAATTAAAGCACTTGGGTATATTAACCGAAGAAACAGAAAAACAAATTGTCAAACCATTTAATTTTATGGATAATGACAGGTCTTAAGACGGTTAAAAGAAAAACCAAAAGCAAAACTTTACTTATTGATGGCAACGTTTTAATGAAACGTTCTTATAATGGAGCCAAAAATCTATTCTATAAAGAAACACATATTGGTGGTATATATCAATTTTACGCAACACTTAGAAAATTAATTGTTGAGTTAACCGTTGATAAAGTTATTATAATGTGGGATGGTGAAAGAGGAGGTTATTTACGTCTAAATTACTATCCCGATTATAAAAACAATAGGCCAACCTTCTTTGACCAAAACTACGAAATTCAAAAATTAAGGGTTAAAGCTTACGCAGAAGATTTATTTCTCAGACAATATGAAAATCCTGATTGTGAATCGGATGATTTGTTAGCTTACTATGCTCTTAATAAGAAACAAAATGAGGAAGTTATAATATACACAAATGATAGAGACCTCTGTCAATTAATTTCAGAAGAGGTGAGTCTTTATTTGGCAGACAAAAAAACCTTACTTGGTATTGGAAACTATGGCTGGTATTTTGAACATTACTATGAGAATGCTGGTTTAGTGAAAATAATAGAAGGATGTTCGACTGACAATATAAAAGGCATTGAAGGTGTATCAGAAACAACCCTCATAAATTATTTTCCTGAGATTAAAGAAAGAAAAGTAACTTTAGAAGAGATTCTGGAAAGAACAAAAAGCTTGAAAGAAGAAAAAAATTTAAAGATATTTGATGCAATTATCGAAGGAAAAACCAAAGGGAAACACAAAGGTAATGTTTATGAGATTAACAAAATCATCATCGACCTACATCAACCGTTATTAACCGATGAGGCAAAAGAAGAAGTTTTAAATCTAATAAATTTACCTTTAAATCCCGAAGGCAGAGATTATAAAAATGTCTTAAAAATGATGTTCGAAGATGGTGTTATGTATGTTTTACCTGGTGGTGAAAACGGTTATATAAGTTTCCTAGAACCCTTTATTAAGTTAACAAAAAAAGAAAAAACAAATTTTAAAAAATCAGACATATGAAAAAATTCGAATTTATTCTTAGAATCAACGGTAACATTATTTGCCAAAGGTATTTCGCAGTTAAAAAGTTCAACCAAAAAGTTGTTAGTTCACTTGACATTATGTATTGTGCTAATAATTGTGTTGAAATGATTCAAGATAATCTAAAAGACAAGGCAATTGATTATATTTGGAATCAATTTAACCCATACGGTATTCAAGACCCAGAACAAATAAATAGAACTTCTATTTACGAAAAAGAAGACATTTTTGATTTCGAAATTAGAATCGATGAAAAGATAGTTGCAGCTAGAAGATTTACTGGTAATGTTTATCCACAAAGAGTTAGATATAGCGTTGATATTAGAGATTTAATACCTAAAATTATAAACCACATTCAAGAAACTTTAGGACAAGAAAATATTTCTGTGGAATACTAAACTAAGAAATACTTTGCTCTATTTATAGAATAATAAGATTTGAAATGACAAAAAACGTTACTTTAGGCTATCTCGGTTATAAGTTTCAAACAGAACTAATTAATCAACTCCTACATCCAGCTAACAAAAAATTCTCTGAAAGAATCATTGACATCGTACATGCGAAGTATTTTGACAATGAGTATTTTCGTCTCATAGTAGCCCAAATTAAGGACTACTATGAGAAATACGAAAAAGTCCCAACAGCTGACACTTTAGAAACCGTTTTAAGAATGGAAATTAAAGATAAAGTCACTCAGGACTATGTTTTTGAAATGTTAAAAGAAATTAATGAGTTGGTAGTTGAAGATTGGGCATTTGTACAACAGAAAGCTTTAAATTTTTGTCGTCAACAAGAACTCAAAAAAGCAAATGAAAAAATTAACAAAATTATCGATAATGGTGATTTTGATAATTACGAGAAGTGTGCAGAAATTTTACGTGAAGCACTTTCCGTTGGTTCAGAAAAAGATGATGGAACATCTATAAGTGAAAATATTGAAGCAGTTTTAGAGAAAGACTTCAGACACCCAATCCCTACTGGAATTAATGGTGTCGATGAACTCACAGATGGAGGTCTTTCAAGAGGTGAACTCGGTGTTGTTTTAGCTCCTTATGGGACAGGAAAAACAACTATTTTAACTAAAATTTCAAACACTGCTTACAACTTAGGTTATAATGTTTTACAAATTGTTTTTGAGGATATGCCTGATGTTATTAAAAGAAAACATTTGGCATGTTGGTCTGGGATTGAATTAAATGAACTTTCCGAAAGAAAAGAAGAAGTCTTACAAAAACACAAAGAAGTGACTTTAAACAAAACAAATGATTTAAAAATCAAAAAGTTTTCTTCTGAAGGTGTAACTATGCAGACGATAAAATCTTTCGTTAGACATGAAATTTCAAAAGGATTTAAACCAGATTTAGTTGTTTTAGATTACATAGATTGTGTTGAATCATCAAAAATTTATTCTGACGAATGGTCGGGTGAAGGTAACGTAATGCGTGGATTTGAATCTATGTTAAATGAATTTGGAATTGTTGGTTGGACGGCAGTACAAGGTAATAGAAGCTCAATTAGTTCCGATGTTGTCACAGGAGACCAAATGGGTGGTTCCATTAAAAAGGCACAAATCGGACATTTCATTATGTCAATTGCGAGAACATTACCACAAAAAGAGGCTGGTAGAGCAACAATAGCAGTTTTAAAATCACGTTTTGGTAAAGATGGTGTTATCTTTGACGATTGTACTTTTGACAACGGAAAAGTTCATATTGATACCGATAGTTCACAAACTTTCTTAGGTTATGAAAAGAAACAAGAAGATAAAAAAGAAAGTCATGTTCGTGAAAGAATACAAAGAGCAAAAGAGTTACAAAAAGGAAAATAATTAATAACTTAATAAAAATTAAAAAATGGAGATTTCAAACAAAATACTCTCAGACATTACTGTCTACATGAAGTACGCAAAGTACGTTCCAGAGTTAAACAGAAGAGAAACTTGGGAAGAATTGGTGACCCGAAACAAAGAGATGCACCAAAGAAAGTACCCACAACTTAAAGAAGAAATTGAAAAAGTTTATCAATTGGTTTACGATAAAAAAGTTCTTCCATCAATGCGTAGTTTACAATTTGGCGGTAAACCAATTGAAATAAGCCCAAATAGAATTTACAATTGTGCTTATATGCCAGTTGACCACCCTGACGCTTTTGCAGAAACTATGTTTTTGTTGTTAGGTGGTACAGGTGTTGGTTATTCAGTACAAAAACACCACGTTGATAAATTACCAGAAATAAAGAAACCAAACCCAAACAGAACTAGAAGATACCTTATTGGTGATTCTATTGAAGGATGGGCTGACGCTATCAAAGTACTTATGGAATCTTATTTTGGTTTCAAGTCATCAACACCAATATTTGATTTTTCAGACATTCGTCCAAAAGGAGCAAGATTGGTAACTTCAGGTGGTAAAGCCCCAGGTCCTCAACCACTTAAAGATTGTCTCCATAACATTAAAAAAGTTTTGGATAACAAAGAAGATAGTGAAAAATTGTCTCCTATTGAAGTTCATGATATTGTTTGTTATATCGCAGATGCAGTATTAGCAGGTGGTATTCGTCGAGCAGCTTTGATTAGTTTATTCTCAGCTGATGATGATGAAATGATTTCTTGTAAATCAGGTAACTGGTGGGAAAACAACCCACAAAGAGGAAGAGCAAACAACTCAGCCGTACTACTTCGTCACAAAGTAACCAAAGAATTCTTTGCAGATTTGTGGAAACGTATTGAATTAAGTGGTTCAGGTGAACCTGGAATTTATTTAACAAATGATAAAGATTGGGGAACTAACCCATGTTGTGAAATTGCTCTTCGTCCAAATCAATTCTGTAATCTTTGTGAAATTAACGCTAGTGATATTGAATCACAAGAAGATTTTGAAGAAAGAGTAAAAGCAGCAACCTTTATTGGTACATTACAAGCTGGTTATACTGATTTCCACTATCTACGTGATGTTTGGAAAAAAACAACCGAAAAAGAAGCTCTTATCGGTGTCGGTATGACAGGTATTGGTTCTGGTGTTGTTTTGAATTACGATATGAAGAAAGCAGCTAAAATTTCAAAAGAAGAAAACGAAAGAGTTGCGTCTTTAATTAGAATTAATAAAGCAGCTCGTTGTACAACTGTGAAACCATCTGGAACTTCTTCTTTGGTTCTTGGAACCTCATCTGGGATTCATGCATGGCACAATGATTACTATATCCGTCGTATCCGAGTTGGTAAAAACGAATCTATTTACAGTTACTTGTATGTTAATCATCCTGAACTTGTAGAAGATGAATATTTCCGTCCACACGATACAGCTGTTATCTCAATCCCACAAAAAGCCCCTAAAGATTCTATTTTGAGAACAGAAGCAGTTTTCCAAATTTTGGAAAGGGTTAAAAAAGTTTCTCAGGAATGGGTAAAAGGTGGTCACAGAAGTGGTTCTAATACACACAATGTATCAGCTACAATTTCTATTAAAGAAGATGAATGGGAATCTGTTGGTGAATGGATGTGGGACAACAAAGATTATTATAACGGATTGTCAGTGTTGCCTTATAATGGTGGAACTTATACACAAGCTCCTTTTGAAGATATCACCGAAGAAAAATATCATGAATTAATGAAGTCCTTGACTAATGTTGATTTAACAAGGGTAATCGAATTGGATGATAATACCAATCTTTCAGGTGAAGTAGCTTGTGGAGCTGATGGATGTGTTGTTGTTTGAAAAAACAAACAATCCAAAAAAAGTGAGATAAAAATTAATTGGGGACCCAATATAACTTTAACTCAACAAATATTATCAGCTTTCTACGAAATACGTAAAAATTATGGATAAGAAAAACCCTCTTCGGAGGGTTTTTTTGTGCCATTTAGTTTTTAAAATTTAATAGTAAATTTTAAAATCAGATATTTATAAATAAAAAATGGCACAAAAAAGTTATATAAATATTGATTTTCCGTTTCAAGATGATCCAGAAGGTAAATTCTTGAGAATGAGCACTGAAGCTAAACGTGCAATAAAATCAGATTTAATACATTTACTTTTAACAAATAAAGGAGAAAGACTTTACTTACCAGATTTTGGTGCTAATTTAAGACAATATATCTTTGAACCAAATGACCAACCTTCAGCTAATGCGATTAGATTAGAAATAAGTGAAGCTATAAAAAAATTCATACCAAATTTGAATGTAACACAATTAACTGTGACACCTTCAGAAACTGACAGACACGCTGTTGTTGTGAGGTTAGATTACATTGCAACTTTTGCAGCTTTTCAGTCTGCTGACTTTGTAGAATTAGAATTATAAAAAAATAATAAAATGGCAGAGAAAAAAATAAATTATTTTGCACGTAACTTCTTAGATGTACGTACTGAATTAATAAACTACGTAAAACATTTTTACCCAGAATTATATAATGACTTTAATGACGCTTCTATAGGTAACATGTTAATTGAGTTAAATGCGGCTGTTTCCGATATGTTGTCATACCATACAGACCGTATGTTCAATGAAACTCAAATTGATTACGCACAAGAACGTCGTTCTGTTATGAATATAGCAAGAACTTTAGGTCTTAAAATCCCTGGTAAAAGATCTGCTGTAACTATAGTTGATTTCGCAGTTACCCTTCCAGTTTTTGGTGATACTTTCGATATTAGATACGCACCTATAATTAGATATGGTTCACAAGTTGTTGGCGGTGGACAAACTTTTGAAACAATTGATGATATTGATTTTTCATCACCTTTTAGTAGTGGTGGTATAGAAAATAGAAGATTTTTCCCTAATTTTGATAGTAACGGTAGAGTTATTAGTTACACATTAATAAAACGTGAAATAGTATCTAATGGTGTTACAAAAATTTTTAAAAAATCAATAAATACAACTGACGCAATTCCATTTTTAGAAGTTATATTACCAGATACAAATGTTGTTTCTGTTGAATCTATTTTAATAAAAGATGGTGTTGGTTTAACAACTAACCCGACTACTGAGGAATTTTTGGATATTGGACAAAGATGGTATGAGGTAGATTCATTAGCTGAAGATAAAGTTTTCGTGCCAAATCAGTTAAGAAATACGGATAATAGTGGAATAAAACCTGGTATGTGGTTAAAAGTCACTAGAAAATTTTTAAAAGAATATACTGATACCGGTTTTTGTAAACTAACATTTGGTTCAGGATTTTCTGATGAACAATATTTGTTAAGTTACACAAATAATCCTTACGTATTACAAATATCAAATTATTTTAACAGTATTGCTTTAGGTGAAATACCTAAACCCAATACAACAATGTTTGTTAGATATAGAATTGGAGGTGGCTCAAATGCTAATATTGGTGCAAATATATTAACTTCTTTAGGTTTTATAG